CTCGGTGGCCGTCTCGTCCTGTATGGTCTGAATGTAGCCCTTGATTTTGTTCTGCTGCTCGTCGAGCTTGTCAGCGAAGGTCTGCATTTCCTCATTGGCCCTGCGGCGTGCAGCAGTCTCGACACCTTCTGCGGTGGCCAGCTTATAGACACCGAAGGCCACGGCAGCGAGTGCAACGGCTACGGCAGTATATGGATTGGCAAGCATGGAGGCCGTCAGAGCCTTTGTAGCCGCCGTCAAGCGCATTTTAGCCACCGTCAATACATTCACACTGCCAAGCTCTGCTTTCGCCGCTGCAATGCTGATACCACGGGCAGCGGCCAGTTTCTTCGCCTCTGCAGTAAGCAAGGCCTCCTGCACGGCCATAGCCTGCTTGATGGCAATGGATGTCTTCTCGATAGCATGGGCGGTAATGAGGGCAGTCTTGTAAAGGCCGATGGCTACAACGGCATCCATCAGGACGGCACCAACCTTCTTGTAATTCTCCACCAGGTAGGAAACGCTACCCAGCACGTCATTGATAATGCCCTCGTTGCTCTTGCCAATCTCGTTGAACATCGTATCGATGGCATCCTCAATATTTGAGATCTGTCCTGCAATGGTGTGCGACTGGGCCTCCATCAGTCCGGCGAACTTGCCGCCCTCTGAGGACATCGACATAATGGCCTTGTTGAACTCTTCGGCACCAACCTTGCCAGCGGTCACCAGTTCACCCACCTTGTCTTTGGTCACTCCGAACTGCTTGGCCAGCTCTTCGGCAAGAGGAATACCACGACCCATGAACTGGCGCAAGTCCTGAGTGAACATGCGGCCCTGTGTCATAGTCGTGCCATAGAGCATCACAAGGTCGCCAAGGGGAATGGAGAGGCCAGCGGCAATGTCGCCGAGGTGAATCAGCGTATCGTTCACATTCTCTGCGGCCACGCCGTATGCAAGCAGCTGTTTGGCACCGTCGGCCACGCCTTTAAGGTCAAAGGGAGTAATGGCGGCGGTACGGGTCAGTTCCTGCATCAGCTGCTGTGCGCGTTCGCCAGAACCAAGCATAGTAGTGAAAGCCACCTCCAGCTTCTGGAACTCACCACGGATGCTGGTAACCTTCTGAATGAAGTCCTTTCCAGCCTGTAAGGTGAGGAACCCGGCAGCGTACTTGGTCAGCTTATCCATACCCTCTGCCATGATGCCAGAGGACTTCTCGAACTCTTCCCCGAGGTCTTTTGTGGCATCGGTGGTTTTCTCGATGGCCTCAGTAGCCTTGTCGGCTCCGCGCTTCTCTTCCTCTCCAGCCTTCTTCCCGGCCAAGGCAGTCTGCTCATGTGCCTGGGTATTCTTGTTGACGGCTGCTGTCATCTTGTCAAAAGCACCGAGCAGCTTTGTCATCTGGCCCGTGAACTCGTCGATGGTCATGCCAGTCTGCTTCACGTCCTTTGCCGTCTCATGTATGGTCTCTCTGATGTTGTTCGCACCACGCACAAAGTCGCTGTCATCCATACCGGCTACGAACGAGAGTCTTCCTTCTTCATCTGCCATAATAAAATCCGTTGTTATTCGTTAAACTTCACACCCCGCAATGCCAGGCCTTTCAGCTTGTCGAACGATGCAGGGTCGTTAGCATCAAGCATAGTGCCCCCTGCCTCTGTAGATACGTTCTGCAGTTCCTCGTCTGTGAGGTACACAGATGTTATCTTGTCGGCAATCATGAGGCGAAGGAAAGTAAACCCTTTCTCATAGATGATTTCATCGTCTGAATAGCCAAGTTCTTTCAGTTGGCCGATGAATGAGCCGAAGATGGTAAGTCCACCGAATGAGATATTGTTCTTTCCGTTCTTACGCTTGATTTCCATTACCTCTGCAAGCCGCTTCTGCTCCTTGTCAAGTCCGAGCTCATGGATCATGCGGTCGGTCTTGTCTGAGGTAAGGACATAAATAAGCAGCGTTGCAACGTCCTCGATGCTCATTTTGCTGAAAACGTTGCGACGCTCCGTGATGGCCTTGCTGTTATGCAAGTCTTTCTTGGTGTTTGGTGTTGCATGGATGGCGAGAATGTGGCAGCATACTTTCCCGTTGGTCTCTGCAAGGCGCAGGGCTTCCATATAGGGATTCTTTTTGAGTATGGCGTCATTCATAGAAAGACCGTCCATAATCCGTTTCAGCAGGAATTGCTTTGCCAGCGTTACGGGGTATAGACGGAACAGCTTGCGGCCAACCTTGATTTCATGCGGCTTCTGTGTGATGATGTCTGCAAGCTCATATTCAATATCTTTCTTCTTGTCATCCATAGTGGACGTGACAGGGCTCGAACCCATTCAAGTGCTGTATGAGGCACTTGACTACCAAAGCACGCCCGTGTGCCGTCTCTATGAACCCGAGACGGCAGGGGGTTAGCTGAGCTGGTAGTACGTTGTACCGTTCACGACCTCAGTGTCCCAAGAGTGGACATAGGTGTTACCGTTCTTGATGAACCAGCCAAGAGCCTTCGGGTTCTTGGTGGAATAGCCATCGATGCTGGTAGAGACAGCCGTGTAGGTATCAGCGGCGGTGTGCTTCTTGATGTCAACATCGTCGAGGTCACCGTTGGAGTCCGTGCTTCCCTTGGTCTTATAGTAGTAGTGACCTACCAGACCGTTCTGGGAATCCTGCTTCAAGGTCTTCTTGCAGGAGCAGTCTTTCAGCTCTGCATAGACAGCGCCCACGTTCTTCGGGATGATGGCGATATCGCCAGCGTCCTCGACATAGCCGGGGGTGAAGTCGTCGCCGTCCTCGAGGCGACGGTCGAACTCGATGATATACTTGTCAGGGCGTACCTTGCGGCCTTCGGCACGGCCACCCTCAACGAGTGCTTCGTCCTCCTGGCCCTCATCGACGCTCAGACTTGCGGTACCGTCCACGATGTCGTCGTGGGTCTCGGCATTACCGCCAGCGGAGGGAGTGAACTTGGAAGTACACTCGCCCCAACCTAAAATCTTTCTTACTGCCATAATTCTTTTTCAGTTAAAGTTATTATTCAGCACATCTTTTGAATGTAATTCGCGTATGAATGTATATTTCGCCAGTCTGTGGGTCTTCGTAGTCCCTTATCGTCGGCCTGTCTTTCTTTGGAAGCTCATACTCCGGCGAAGCGGGACGGGTATCAAGCCAGTCGCGGATGATCTGAGACAGCGCATCGATGCGGGCAATGTCCTTAACAGGCTCGGTGTCCTTGCCGAATGGTTTCTTTGGCACGAACACGTTAACGACTACCACACCGTCTTGAATCTGCCCGTCGAGCCCGGCCACGAATGCGACCACAGCATCCTCGGCCTTGGAATTCCGCGGCCTGGTGCCGTCGCGGTACACTTGGCCTCCGATGGCTGTTGCTATTGGGCTGTCCTTGACGAGACGGTAGAAGTCCTTCTCAATCTGTGTCGCTGTCTTGATGTCGCTCATATTCGCTTGATAGTGAATCCTAATTGTTCAAGCATCTGCGGTACCAGACGGTCGGCCAGGAGCTTTGCCGATGTCAGCACGTTCTTGCCGCGTCCTTCGACATATACGGCGTAGTTCATGCCAGCAACGACAATAAGGCAGATACCTGTCTTATGCTCTGACGCGAGACGGGAGAGGAAGGCTGTTGCCTCGCCTTTTCCTGCCACACCATCCTTGACCTGCTCAGACACCTTCGAGCGGACAATCTGCCCGTCAACAACCACGGCGTAGCCGATGGAAGAGCGAAGGTTTCCCGTCTGGTCAATGTAGGAGCCGTTATCCCTTGCCTCAGTGACGCAGGATTCTCCGACATAGGCAAAGGTGTTTATGATGACCTGCCTCGCTTTTTCGAGGCTTGCGTCAATATAAGCATCCAGTTCCGAATCAGGAGTTGACAACCTAATTGGCATCAGACAATGATTTTGATACGGTCAAGGCACACTTCCTGGATATCCTGCACCTTGAACTCGCCAAGGTCTCTGTTTCCCCTTACAAGGCGCACGGTATCGGTGTCTAACCCGCCGGGAATGCGCTCAATCAGCACTTCGTATGCCTCATGGGTGAATGTCCCGCTTACGCTTACACCTTTATTATCGTGCGTATTGGTCTTGATGAAACAGCGGACAGGATCGCTCCAGACGGAATCGGCGACGATGGGCTGGCCATCCTCGTCGAACTGCCCGGCAGCGGCTCCAGTTCTGTATGTAAGTGTCCCGTTGGTTCGCATAGCTTTCAATAAGTCAAAGACCCGTCCTGAATGACGGTCATACTTTCAGAGAGATACTCGGAAGCATCCAGGCCGAACCGCTGGCACCAGAAGAGAACGTTCTTTTCCACCGCCTCGCGGTTTATGCTCACGTTGATGCCGCCCTCGCTGCGGGCAGACTCAACCCATCCCTTGACGACAACGATAGCTGCCTTGACGATTTCCACGTTATTAGGCACGGCATTGCCGCTTGGGCTGATACCCGCATCCTCCAGCACGTCAATGAGCACGTCATCGTCGGCATAGCAGGTGTCGCATATAAGCTTGCACTTCGCCCTGAGTGCTTCCAAGTTAGTTCTTTCCATTACAGCTGGGTTTTGAGGGTATAGATATCCTGACCTTCCGTAATGATAGGCAAAGAGAGGGATTCTGCCTTGGTGAACTCACCGTGGTTGTCGCCCTTGGTCTCGCCAACGTTCCACTGGCTGATGCGGATGCGGCCATAGTTGCTGTAGGCAACGTCGCTTTCCTGTTTCAGCTCATTGTCGCTGTAGGCGTTCTTGACCGTGCCGAGCTTACCTTCGGGAATACCTACCAAGTTCTTCTCGTTCCAAGGATTGTAACCGAGGAACTGACGGCCCTTCTGCACACGCAGACGGCGGCG